GAAGGTAGATATTCTAGATGGTACGATCAAGTAACAAACAGGGCTGAAAGGTTAATGAAACGTTTGGAGGAAACATGAAAAAAGGAATTATTATTGTAGGAATTGTATTATCGCTTGCTGGTTGTGCCAATATTGGCAATCTTTTTGCTGATAAATTTGATAACGTAGAATATGGTAAACTAGTAGAACTTAATGTTGATGCTATTACCAGTGAGGGTAGATGTCCATTGTCACAAGACACTTATAAAAACTCTCTGTGGCTGAAGATATATAGTGCGGGTACGATGAACGATACTAGTACTGATCTTTACAAGGAGTTACATGGACTAGTTGAAGAGTTTTACAATAGAGAAAATCCTTCAGAAGTTTATTGTAAACTAAAATGGGAAAATATTGTTAAGGCAACAGATGATGCTATTGCTTTAACGGGATCACGCATCAAAAAATAATGAAGGAATAACATAATGCAAGAAGAAGAATTATTAAAAGAGTACGAAGATAAACTTTTACAACTACAGAGTTATCTAAACGAAGGTGATATTACTCGTAGTGAGTATGATGAGTTAATTGCTGATTTTTCTGACGTTGAGGCTATTCGTAGTAGTATCAAAGATGAAAAATTGAAAATTCACGCAGAGACTATTGTTTCGGCACTCAGCAAGGTATTAGCTTTAGTTTAATTATAAATAACCTTATGGATAAAACATTCTTAGATTTTATTGACCCTGTCCCACTTGAAGAGGGTATAAATGACCCTGGAATTTTCAAGGCAGTTTTCCTTGCTGGAGGACCAGGCAGTGGTAAGTCATTTATTGTGGGTCAAACTGGACTACAATCTTTTGGCTTGAAACTGATAAATTCTGATGATGCTTTCGAAAGAGCCTTAGCTAAAGTGGGCATGGAACCATCACCAGACAATATATTTTCTAGCAAAGGTCAGTCTATCAGAGACAGAGCCAAACTTCTTACAAATAAAAGACAAGAACAATGGATAGATGGTAGGCTTGGTTTAGTAATTGATGGTACTGGTAAAGATTATCAAAAAATAAGCAATCAAGCAAATAAACTCAGATCAATTGGTTATGATGTTGCGATGATATTCGTCAACACTGACTTAGAAACAGCACAAGCAAGAAACAAATCAAGACCCAGAACTCTTCCAGATAAAGTAGTAGCAGATTTGTGGAAAGATGTACAAAATAATATTGGTAGATTTCAAAACTTGTTTGGTAGATATATGTTTATTGTTGATAACTCAGATGGTGCAAACTATCAGGGTGCCACCATGTCAGTCTACAGAAGAATTGGTGCATGGACAAGAGAGCCCGTTGCAAACCATAGAGCGAGAACATGGGTAAAAAGCCAGAAAAAATTACGTGGAATAAAAGAAGAAGACATAGGTAGAAACAGAACAACAATGCGTAATCGTATTGGCAAGTCTTCAATGCAACGTAAAGCAGAAAAACGTAGGGCAAAACTTGCACAGTTAGCTCCTAAAGAGCCAGAAAATAAATTAGCAGAAGATGAAGTTGATGAAGCCTGTTGGGTAGGTTGGAAACAGCAGGGCATGAAAAAGAAGGGGAAAAGAATTGTCCCGAATTGTGTCAAAGAAGAAGAACTTGATGAAGCACCAAGATGGATGCTTGATCCTCTTGCTAAAACAGTACATAGAAATAAGTACAATGTCGCCAAGAAAATACTAAAGCAAGTATACGATAGAAAGAAAAGAGAAGGTGGTGGCAGGACCAGACATGGTATTGAGTGGTATGCCCTCAACGTTGCTGGTCAAGTATCTGATAAGATAGATGCAAGAACTCTTGCTAATATGGTTAAAGAAGAATATGACTCAGATATTCACCATTGGGGAACTCCAGAAGGTACTCAACACTACAAAGATATGACTCCTGGTCAGGGCGACATAGAGTACAAACAAAACAACTCAGACGATGCAGTTTCAGATGCACCAAATGAATTTGAATTTTCAGAAGTAGAAATACTTCAGATGGAAGATGAAATTAATAAAATGACATTCGATGATATGGTTGCTCTTGGAATGTATGACGAAGAAGAGTTGCAAGATTTTAAAGACATTGAAGAAATACCAGATTTTGATTTAGAATTGGAAGATGAATTAGAAGAACAAGTACTTGATGAAGTATTATCTGTTCAAGGTAGAATGAAGCGCAGATTTGCGGCTAGAAGAAATAGACAGAAACTTAAAGTTGCTAGAATGAGAGCATCTAGAAGAGCCGCTGATCCAGCTAGAATTAAAAAGAGAGCGCAACGTGGTGCAAGAAACGTAATCAAGCAGAGATTTGCTAGAGGTCGTGATGTAAGTAAGATGCCACCACAAGAGAAAGCACGTATCGAAGGCATGGCAAAAAGAATGGCACCTCTAGTAGCGAGATTAGCCGTTCGTATGATGCCACTAGTACGTAAGAACGAACTACAAAGAATTAAGAAAGGTGGCGGTGGTAAACCACAAGCCGCTAAGAAGTTTAAAATTACAAAAGGTGGTTCTGGTAGTAAGTATAAAGCTAAGAAGTTTAAAGTCAAAGCACCAAAAAAAGCTAAGCCAGCACCTAAAGCTAAGGCTAAAAAGAAATGAAGACTTATGAAGAATTAGCAGAAGACCTTAGAAAATGGTTTGGTAAAGGTAAGCAAGGCGATTGGGTACGTGTAGGTACCGATGGCAAAATTAAGGGTGATTGTGCTAGAGAGCCAGGGGAAGGCAAACCAAAATGTATGCCTCGATCAAAAGCACATAGCATGGATAAAGATGATAGAGCATCTGCCGCTAGAAGAAAAAGAGCAAAAGATCCAGTAGCAGATAGATCGGGTAAAGGTGGAAAGCCCGTTATGGTTTCTACAGATAAAAAAGAGGAGTTTGTTTTGAAAACTTTTGATGAGTTTATTTCAGAAGGAAATAAAAAAGGATTGTGGGCTAATATCAGAGCAAAAAAGGCTCGTGGTGAAGCACCCGCAAAGAAGGGTGATAAAGATTACCCAGATGAATTAGAAAAGATTCGTGAAGATTATGAACTCTTTTTAGAAAAGAATGTTCCAACAAAGCCTGCATTGTGGTCTAAATACAAGTCACAAGCAAAATCAAAGTTTGATGTATATCCATCTGCATATGCAAATGGTTGGGCTGCCAAGCAATACAAGAAAGCTGGCGGTGGTTGGAAATCAGTAAGCGAAGAAGTTTGTTGTGATGATTGTGCCGCAATGAATGAAGATTTGATATCAGAAGATATTCTAATCATGGAAGAAGGCGAGAAAAAGAAAGTTTCGCTAAATAAAGTTCAACGTGGTGGTTCAAAGAAATTTTACGTATATGTCAAAAATGCAAAAGGCAATGTAGTTAAAGTTTCATTTGGTGATCCAAACATGGAAATTAAACGAGATGACCCAAAAGCAAGAGCAAGTTTTAGAGCCCGACATGACTGTGCAAACAAAAAAGACAGAACTAAAGCAGGATACTGGAGTTGCAGACAGTGGCGTGGTGGTGCGAAAGTCGAGTCTTAAGGAATGGTGGCTCAAGTTCTGGTATGAAGAATTTGAGTTAACCGTTTTCTTTCAAGGCAAGACAACAATCCTACCAGACGGCAGTAGAGTGACAGAAGGCGCACCTAAAACTTGGCGAGTAAAAAATATTAAAAAACTCTCTCCTAAACATATTATCTTTATTGATATTGACAAAAGGAAACATGAGATAAAAACAACAGAACCTGTTGGATATAATCTTACAAAAATTTACTAGAGTTACATTATGGCAGTAGACGTTTTATTGTTTACGGGTATTTCCGCTTACTCGTATGAAGTAAGTGAGATGGGTACCGAGCCATCATACGAAATGGCAATGCGAACTTCTGGTACGTACCGAGTTGCCACATACCTCAGAGAAACATATGATCTTGATGTAGAAGTAGTTGACTATCTACACTCTTGGACATATGAAGAACTAGTCGAAATAGTCAAAAGCAGAGTAGACTCCAATACCAAAATGGTAGGTGTTGGTGGAATCTTCTACTTATCCACTCCCAATATAGTACAACTTTTTGAATACGTCAAGAAAAACTATGACGTAATAACAATAGCTGGTAGCCAAGGATTATGGTCAATTGCTGGTATACCAAATATAGACTATTGTATTGTTGGATATGGTGAACTGGGTGTCGGTGCAGTACTTGAAGGTAATCCAGAATACGAAGAAAAAGAAATATATCCTGGCGCACCAAAAATTAAAGTCATAGATTGTATGGAAACGAAAAAGTATAATGCATTTCCATGGCAAAACATAGGCATAGAATATCAAAAAAGAGATTTTGTAAGACCAGAAGAAACATTATCATTTGAGACTTCACGTGGTTGTCGTTTTCAGTGTGCATACTGTAACTTTCCAATTCTTGGTGTGAAGGATGACCATACCAGATCAGCAGAAGACTTTGAGCGAGATATAAAGCGCAACTATGATAAATGGGGTACAACAGATTATATTGTCACGGATGATACCTTCAATGATTACACGGATAAGATAACAAAGTATGCAGATGTAGTACAGCAATTACCATTTGAAGTAAATTTTACTGGTTACATACGTGCTGACCTGATGACACAGCGCAAAGGCGATCTAGAACAACTGGCTAGAATGCGATTCAATAGCCATTTATATGGAATTGAATCTACTAACAGAGATTCTGCAAAAGCAATGGGTAAAGGTGGGGACCCTAAAAAGATTCTTGAGGGTATATTAGAAGCAAAAGAATACTTTAAAAAAGAAAATGGGTTTTATAGAGGTGAGATGAGTTTTATATGGGGATTGCCAGATGAGACAAGAGAAACTTTAGATTGGACATTTGATTGGATAGATAAGAATTGGCAAAGAGAAGCAATGTCTATGTTCGATTTAAGTATACCTATGGCAGGACCACACTCTATAATTCGCAGTAATATACTGTCCACAAACCTTGATAAATACAATTATAGAAGGGCACAACCAATAGAGATCGACAATATTGATGCAGAGTTTCAAGCAATTCTAGATGATCCAAATGTTGATGATTTCAACAAGAATAGAATGATTAAAATGAAGCCTGATCCAAATAATCCTATGTACCATATGCATCAGGTACTTTGGAAAAATGAATATTGGGATGTTATAACTGCGTGGTTAGGGTGCCAACAAGAGTTGTATGGACATAAAAGATACTGGGAAAGAGGTATTCCAATCTTCAATCAAGCCAACTGGACGTCGGTAGGGTACAAAAAACAAGATTTATTAAAGTCATTTAGTGAGTTGGGTACAACAATGCACCCACCAGTAGAAGAAAGGAAGAAAGTAATTGAAGAATACAAGCATAAAAAACTTTCCTGGGTATCGTAGTTTTATAAATATGATTACAAATAATCTTTAGGAGATAACCCAATGTCAATTGAAAGACAAATTAGAGATGTTATGCAGGGAGAACCACTTCTAGAAGCCGATCAATCTAGGCGTCTAGATATGCTGGTTCGTCAGGGCTTAATGTCACCTGCTAAACTTCCTATTCTAAAAAGGGGTCTTGCAAAGTTAAATGATGGTAAAGCTATGGCACCCAATGAAAGAGATGCCGTTAAGTCATTGTTAAATAGCTTTATGTTTATTGTCTTAGGGGACGATGCAGTATTTAATAGAGCAAAACAAAACACCCAAAAGAACAAGTATCAACAAGAAGAAAAAGAAACTTGTTCATGTGATTGTGATTGTGATGATGCAATCTGTGAGTCTTGTGGTAAACCAAAAGCAGTTAAAGAAGAATTCGAACCTCATATGATGTACGATCCTAAAACTGGTAAAGGTTACAAAGCTGATAAAGAAGAAGATCATCTACGCATGAAGAAGATGGGCTATTCGCATGACAAGCCTGAAGTAAAAGAAGAAGCAGAACAGCTAGATGAATATGGCGCGCCACAAAAACCTAAAAAGATGATTAAAGTTAAGGTCGATCCTAAGAAAATCAAAACAAGAGTATCAGACATTGGCGCCGGTGGTAAAGAGTATGTTAGAAAAGATTTCGATGAAGCATATGATACACCAGCAGTGAAGAAGCCAGTATCTCAGATGACGCCAGCTGAAAAGAAAGCGAACGATGATAGACGTAAAGCGTTCAACGAATTCCAAAAGAATAAGCGCAACGAAGCATTTGATCCAGATGATGAAGAAACATTGACAGACGAAGATATGGAAGCAATTCTATCTGGTATTGAAGATGCAGATTTCGTAAGCGAAGACGATTTGACTGAAGGTAGCGAATATAAAACTGGTCACAAGTCCTATACTGATGCAGTCAATCATGCATTTTCACATCATGCAAAAAGAGATAATATTCACTCTAGTCCTGATGATAAAGCACAGCATATTGGATTAGACTCCAAGAAGCCAGGAAATGGCAAAACAACTAGAGTCAATATTCCTGCTAAACATAAAGAATCTGGTAAGAAGCACATGATTCATGTGCAAGTCTATAATAAAGGTGGTACTCATCCTTATGAGTTGAATACATACTCAAGTAGTACCAAGTCCATGCAAAAAGAAGGCATGATGGACCGAGATCCAGAATCTAACTCTTTTAATCGAACCAAATCAAAAACAACCAAAGTACAAACTGGGCAAAAGAAAAATCCTGCAACTGGTAAAATGGAACCAGTATATGGTAAATCAACTGCCCCACAAGGATACCCAATGAAAAAAGAAGAGACCGGACCATCCCCGTTAGACGTATGGAAAAAACATAATTTAGGTGAAGGTGCATTTAAAGACATGGCTACTGCCGCGGAAGAAGATGCAAGGCTAAAAGCACAGAAGAAAGCCGCAGCCGCATCTAAAAAATCAGCCACTGCTGAAAAAGAAACTGATCCTGGCATCAAGAAAGAAGAAGTTGTTGCTGAAGGTGGAGAAGTTCAAAGAGCATCTGGTCGTCCTATGACTAAGAAAAATCAAATGAATAAGCCGGTTGGTTATGGTATTCCTGGATCTAAAACACCAAAGCCAAAAGCAAAGAAAGATACTCTAATTGCTAATCCAAAAACTCAGAAGGTACGCAAAGTAACTGCAAGCCGCGGCGAGATGGCAGTTAGAAAAGGTTTTGTATACGCTGAAGAGTGGACAACAGAAGAAATTACATCTCTTTTAGAGATGGAGTACAAAGATAAATTTCAAGCGATGCTGAAAAAGACTGGTAAGAAATTATCAGATATGTCTGACGAAGACAAAAAGAAATTCTTTAATGCAGTAGATGGAGCGCACAACGCAAAGAATGAAGACTTTGAAGTTGGTTATCTAGATTCATTCAATGAGTATACTGCCGAGCAAGAAGAACTTGCCATTGAAGAAGGTGCCGCAGAAGATGCACGAAGAGATGCCGCGCGGGACAGCAGAGGTTTAGCACCTACTAAGCAAGATAAGCCAGACGTAAAGCATAATTCGAAGACGGACAAGAGCGTAGAGCATATTGTCCCTCAGTTGAGAAAGGCAATGTCTATTGGAAAGAAAGTAACTTTTCAAGACGGAAAATCCCATACAATTAGCAAGGGACACGCCGCTAAATTCTTGAATAAATATATGACAGGTAAGCCAGCAGACAAAGAAAAAATGCAGTCTCACGGTCATACAAGCATCGATCACTTTAAAAAACACGTATAAACAAAAACTAGGAGAACACAATCATGTCCGCATGGGGAAAAACAGACGATAAGACTAGTTCAGGTACCATAGCACTTACTACTGCAGGTGCTGTTACTGGAACTAGCACAGCTTTCACTACTGAAAGCGCAATTGGTGACACTCTCACCGCAAACTCAATCGATTTCAGAATTACTGCAATTGCATCTGATACTGCCGCTACGGTAGTAAATGCTAATGCCGCTGGTACTGCTATTGTAGCACAATCTGCAGGCGCCGCTTACACATTGAGCGAAAAGCCTAAATCTATTGGTTCTAATTCAGTTGGTGGTTACACATCTGAAACTACATTTGGTGTAGATGAGAACGAAATGGCAGCCAACCCAGATATTGGTGCTGGTCATGCTGGATGGGTTCACGTAAGAACTAACGGATCTCGTAAAATCTCAGAAACATTAGTAGCATTATCTAAGAATGGTATTACTGGCGATGCTGAAGATACAGAGTTTGAAGACTTCTTGATCTCTATCACTACTCAGCCTTCTGATAGCACTAAAGCTAGTGGAGAAGCAGAGTCGTTTGCTGTAGTTTCTACAATTTCTGGTTCTGGTGGCACACAGACATTCCAGTGGCAGTTGCAGACAGGTGGTACAGGATCATTTAGTAACATTTCAAATGCCGGTGTATACACCACAGCAACAACAGCTACTTTGAATATTTCAGACAACACAGGTCTTTCAACTAATAAGTACCGTTGTGTTATCAGTGCAACAGGCGCAGATGATGTAACATCTACCGCTGCCACACTGACTGAAAGCTAATATAAATACTTTGAACAATAGGAGTATTTAAATGGCTGATTCGAAAGTAAGTGAACTCACGGCGGCAACATCTGTTGCCGCTACTGACAAATTGTACCTCGTAGCTGGTAGTGATAGTAAAAATATTACTATTGCCAACGTATTTGCTACGGTACCTACCCCGGTGTCTTTTGCTGGTAAAGTTAGCATTGCTGGCACACCAGATACTATTGCCGCACCGGGTGCCATCTCAGTTGCAACTAATACGACACTAATTACAAATCCTTCAACAGCAGGAAATTGTACTATTGTTGCTGGTGTAGCTGGCCAGATAAAGAACATCATCATGACATCGAACACTGGTTCTAATACTGTGACGCTTCAAGACTCACAGCTAGGGCACAGTTCGATTGCTTTCGCTAACGCCGGTGACACTGCCCAGATTATTTACTTGAACGACAAGTGGTATTGCATTGGAGGTACGGCTACCGTATCATAATATAAAGAATTTACTTAATGATAGAATTGAATGAAGATACTTTCTTGGTTTATGCACTTAAAAATTATAACAATCCAGAATGTTCTGGTATAGATGATTTTGAAGAAGATACTAAGAGATTTAAGTACCTAAAAAGATTATTTAATAGATATGAAAGTAGCGGTGTACTCAAAGACAGATTGATTATCAATCATTTGATAGTCTTATACAATGTATTTGATAAATCTGCTACATCAATGTTGTTTTTTAAAATAGATAAAGAGCATTGGTCCATATTGAAAACATTTTTGGTATTCTTAAATAGAATGCCAATGGAACAAATTGTGACTGGTGGTGTTAAGATAGAAGAAACAGATATACCACTAAATTTTGAGATCATAAATTTACTTAGGAATATTTAATGTCACGTACAATTGATGCACTAATTGTCTACCGAATTCTTAGATTGTTCGCAACTAAGATTGAGGACTTTGATGCGTATAAATTGGGTGTCATTGATGCTAATGGTAAAAAATTAAGAAATCCTAAGACAGAAGAAGAACGTAACTCTTGGACAATGCTGACTCGTTTTGTTCTTAAAGTTAAGTCTTCATTGTTAAAATCTTCTGATATGAATGCAAGAAGATTCTTGACATTTGCCGCCGCAGTTGCTATACTGAGAGAACATGGCGAAGAAGCAGAAGATAACCTCGATCTACTAGAATTGTATATGCAAGATGAAAATGTTATTAAAGAAGCCACTTTACTAGAAGATCATAACCTTATGTCATTTAAGTCATTTCTCACAGACGAAGCCGCAATGTCAGTGGGAGCAGGTGGTATTGATGGCATTGGAATAGGTCCTAAGGGTGAACCGGGCAGAGATCCAGTACTGATGCCCATGAACCGAAGAAAGAAGAAGAAGAAAAATGCCAGTTGAGTCTGAACTTAATACGAAAGTCGCTCTATTGGAGCAAAATGTTGATAGCCTTTCGGGGTTGTTTGGAAGATTAGATGACGCCATTGATAAAATGGGTGAAGTTTCTAATTCAATTAACCAATTACTGGCGGTGCATGAAGAAAGAATAGCGGCTACTGCGATAGATACTGGAGAACTTTTTCAATTGGTAGAAAAACGTAGAGAAGAACAAGATGCAATGGAAAAAGAGTTGCATTCTAGAATTACTACTCAAAGTAGAGAAATCAAGGAAGAACTCCGAGATGACTACAAGAGGCTGGTAGATGCCATGAGCGAAATTAAGGGTATGCTCAGAACTGGTATGGAAGCAAATCAGAAGGTACAGAGCGAGTTGGAAAGTAGATTGAAGTCTGTAGAACGTAGACAATGGATCAGTGTTGGAGCCGCAATGGCGGGTGGCTTTATTATAGGAACTTTCCTAGAAATTTTATCATTTTTCTCTTGACATTCTACATAGATCCAGTTATACTGTGATCTAAATGGCAGGGTTATATCATGAGTTTATATATTGACGTTAAATACCTCAACTTAATATCCCATAGATTCGAAAGATTTAAACGAAAAGACGATTATCTCTTCAACGTGAGATGTCCTATCTGTGGCGACTCCCAAAAGAAAAAGAGTAAGATGCGTGGTTACTTTTACCGCAAAGAAGGTGGTATGTTCTATAAGTGCCACAACTGTGATTATGGTACAAATTTTGGTAATATGCTGAAGCAACTAGATCAGCTATCTTACAAAGAATATGTCCTTGAGAGATATCAAAACGGACAATCAAAATTCACTTCACATAAAGAACCAGAACTGCCAGACTTTAAGCCTAAGTTTCGTGAACAGTTTGCACCCATACCACCCAAGCCTAAAAGTCTTATAGATAGTTTAATGGATAGACTTGATACTTTACCGTATGATCATGAAGCGGTAAAATATTGTGAGTCACGGGCTATACCAAAAAGTGCGTATGATAGATTGTACTATGTTGATAATATCCAAGACGTGGTTCAGTTGAATCATAAGTATAAAGAGTCTATTAAAACAGAAGAGCCACGCCTTGCCATTCCTTTTTTTGACGGCAATGGAAAACTTCTGTCGGTAGCACTTAGAGCAATGCGTGGAGAATCTCTACGTTACATTATTATTAAGGTGCATGAAGATGCACCAACAGTATTCGGTCTTGATAAGATCGATGTGAATGAGCAAATCACAGTGGTTGAAGGACAACTTGATAGCTTATTTTTGGACAATGCGATCTCTGTATCGGGAACTAGTTTCTCAAAGATAGAGAGTCTCAATTTGCCCAAAGAACGGTTGAATATCGTATTTGATAATCAACCTAAGAATACTGAAATCTGTAAGTTAATGAAGAAATATATAGATTTGCAGTATTCCATTTGTATCTGGCCAGACGAAGTTTCTGGTAAAGATATTAATGAAATGGTACTGAGTGGGTTGACACGGCAACGTATTTCTGATATAATACGTAATAATACTTTTGCTGGTCTTCAGGCTCAGATGAAATTATCTTCATGGAAAAAATGTTAGGAGAAATTGAACATGACGATTTGGCAAAAGATCAAAGCCTTTTTTGGTGTATTAGACTACAACAAAGACGGTGTGGTATCCTCCCAAGATGCGAAAGACGCAGTGGCGGATGCTAAAAATAAGGTAACTGATACCGTTGACGAAATCAAAACTGAGACTAAACGCAGAGTTAAGCGAGTCAAAGAAGAGATTTCAGATGTAGCAGAAGCCGCAAAAGATGTCGCTGACCAAGCTGGCGATGTAGTTGATGCTGTCAAAGGTAAACCAAGACGTGGTAGACCTAAGAAAGCAGGTACTAAAAAAGCACCAGCAAAGAAAAAATAAAAACCTAATCCCTTAACCACGGACTATATTATGCAACAATCAGTAAAATTGATAGGTTTGACATCCCCAAGTGCTATCACGGGAACAAGAACGGCAGAAGAACTAGTAGCTTATGCCGCCCGTGTTAGCAACCCAGGGAATCAGAACAACGAAAAAACTGCACCAAAATTACTTTCCTACTTGATCAAGGAGAATCACTGGTCTCCGTTTGAAATGGTATCTATGACTATGGAAATAGTTACTACCAGAGACATATCCAGACAGATTATTCGCCATCGTAGTTTTAGTTTTCAAGAGTTCAGTCAGCGGTATGCGGTATCTAACGATTTCGTAACCCGTGAAGCGCGACTACAAGACAAAAAGAATCGCCAGAACAGTATAGCGATTGACCGTAAAGATGTTAAGCAAATCGAACTTGCTGAAGAGTGGAATATGCAACAGGTCAAACTAACAGAAAAAATTAAAAAACTATACAAGTGGGCATTAGACAATGGCATCGCAAAAGAACAAGCACGTGCCATTTTACCAGAAGGTAACACGATGACTACATTGTATATGTCTGGTACACTCAGAAGCTGGATTCATTATTGTCAGTTACGTAAAACAAATGGCACTCAAGCAGAGCATATGGAAGTTGCTGAACTAGCTTGGAAAGTTATTGAAGCACAGTTTCCTAATGTGACAGAAGCGGTCGATAATCTTGATTCATAGCATCTATATACCTACAGTCAGAAGAGCAGACAATCAAATATTTTTTGAAAGTCTGCCTCGTGAACTTCAAGAGAAAGTCATAATGGTAGTCCAACCAGATGAACGACACCTGTACAACTATGACTGTGAGTACCTTGAGATACCACAGAGTATTGTAGGTAGTTGGACACAACTAGCACAGACTAGACACTTTATTCATAAACACGCTGGTGCCGTAAAATACGCAGTGGTGGACGATGATATAACCCTAAAGAGAAGAAACTCAAAGTACTGGACAGGCAAATCAAACATGGAGACAAGCAGACAGCCTGCAACTTCATCTGAGATTTTGCGGTGCTTTGAGCAACTATCATCTTGGTTAGATGAAGACGATATTGGTATTGCGGGTGCATCAAATAGTGAAGCACCACCAGCAAATGCTGAATGGGTAGATACCAAAGGTATATTCTCTATGGTATTTGTTGACGGTAGAATGTTATCACCAGTACTTGATGAAATGGATATAACTTCTATTCGTGTAGCAGAGGATGTGTTGTTCATTTATGAATGTTTATCTAAGGGTATCAATACCAGACAATCTACAGAGTGGATGTATGACAATGGTTCTCTTAGATCAAGTATGCAAGACTCTAGAGTAATCTGGACTGATATGCATGAAGAGAAGTTGGATGATTATTTTCAGACTGACGAACATTATGGCGCACTTGAATTCATTAGAAACAAATTCCCAGAAGGTATGAAGATTTACGAAAAAGATGGTAAAAGAAAAAATACCAAGTACTGGAAAAAAGTTTATAAACCACGTAACACACCTTCATTAGAGGCATTATTGAATGATTGAAACACCATTTGCAAACTCATTTTATGAAACCAGTAATATTTTGCGTAAGGGGTACTGGGATAAATCAGAGGATTCTCCTGAACTTATTAGTACCATGATGGAAGAATTTAAGTTTGGTTTTCCTCTTGAGTCCATGCGAGAGAGTATGAACCCAGACACTAAATTGGACAACAGAAAATTTTGGTACTCAACAGACAGTCAAGAAAACTGGGAAAAGAATCAACAACGCCAAGAAGAGATTGAAAGTGCTGGATGGTTAGATTATGAAATTACATACGATTTCAATAGTTATGGCTTTAGAAATAAAGAGTTCGTACCAGAAGAAGATGCTATTATTGCTGTAGGAGATTCACTTTCATTTGGCACTGGATTACCTAGAGAAATGACATGGCCTGACATGATAGAAAAACGCACTGGTAGAACCGTATTTAATTTATCATTACCAATGCATTCGCTTGACTCTTCCTTCAGAATACTGTATACTTGGTTAACTACTCTAAAATCTAAGACGGTATTAATGTTAGAAAACTCTCCTATAGTCAGAGAGATTTATTTAGAGAATGTTGGCTCATGGTCAAATGCAGAATGGAAAACTAATCTACCATTAGACCCGAGCGAGAGAATACTATCTCGCGCAAAGAATTTATTAGCAATACATACTTGGTGCGATATGCATGGAGTTGAGTTGATCGTAATAGATTGTAAGACCCGACACGATATGGGTACGAAAGCATATAAAGATAATATAGGTACCAAATATAACATAGCAAGAGACTTGATGCACCCTGGAATAAACTTTCACAAAGTGCATACAGAACTATTTTTAGAAAAACTTGGAGACATAAATTAATGAAGAAGAATGATATAATTTCAGTAGTGACCGCGGCAGGTGAGTTCATAGGAAAATTTAAAGATGAAAATACCACCAAATTAATAATTACAGACCCTCGTATGCTAATCAACACTCCAGAAGGTATGGGATTTGCACGTGGAGTCTGTGTCAGTGGAGTAGAAAATCCAGAAGAGATGTCTTTTTATACAGGTGGTATTGTTTTTGTTGCCCCCACGAATGAAGATATTCAAAAGTCTTATAGACAGGCAGTCAGTGGTTTAATCGTTTAAGGGTAACAGAGAGATGGCGAAACAAGAATATTTAGGACTACAAATAGATTTATCACGCGATGGTCTGTTTGATAAACTAGGAATACAAAGACTTAAAGAAAGTTATATGCGCGAGGATGAACAGAGTCCACAAGAAAGATTCGCCTTTGTAAGTAAACAGTTTTCTTCAAATGAAGAACACGCACAGAGATTATACGATTATTCTTCCAAACATTGGTTGTCTTATTCTACACCAATTTTATCGTATGGCAGATCCAAAAAAGGTATGCCAATATCTTGCTTTTTAAATTACATTAACGACACTGCGGAGGGGCTAGTTGAAAATCTGTCCGAAACAAACTGGCTTAGTATGCTTGGTGGCGGTGTGGGGATTGGGTTTGGCATCCGTGCTGCCGATGACAAATCTGTTGGCGTCATGCCTCATCTCAAAACCTACGATGCAAGTAGTCTCGCATACAGACAGGGAAAAACTAGACGCGGAAGTTATGCCGCATACCTCGATATTTCGCACCCGGACATTACCATGTTTCTGGAAATGCGTAAGCCAACCGGTGATCAAAATGTTCGATGTCTAAATCTACACCATGGTATCAATGTCAGTGATCGTTTTATGGAAATCATTGAACGATGTATGTTAGATCCAGAAGCAGATGACGGATGGAACTTATGTGATCCACACTCAGGTGCAGTAAGAGAAACGGTATCAGCAAAAGCATTGTGGCAGAGAATACTAGAAATGAGAATGGAAACTGGTGAGCCATATGTCCATTACATCGATACTAGCAACAGAGCATTACCAGAATTTCAGAAAGAACTAGGTCTAAAGATTCATCAATCTAATCTATGTTCAGAGATCATTCTACCAACTGATAAAGATAGAACTGCGGTATGCTGTCTGTCTTCAGTCAATCTTGAACATTACGATGCTTGGTCAAAAGACCCCATGTTCTTGAGAGATATGGCAGAGATGTTGGACAACGTATTACAATTTTTCATTGACAACGCACCAGATGAGGTAAGCCGTGCCAAGTTCTCAGCAACTAGAGAACGTAGTATTGGAATTGGTGCATTGGGATTTCATGCTTACCTACAGAAAAAAGGACTACCTTGGGAAAGTGCATTGACAAAGGGTGCTAACCTAAGAATGTTCAAACTTATTAGGAGCAAATTAGATGAAGCAAACTTACAACTGGGTAAAGAGAGAGGCGAGGCTATTGATGCAAAGGGCACGGGTAGAAGATTTAGCCACGTTATGGCTATCGCTCCTAATGCTAGTAGTAGTATTATTATGGGAAACACTTCGCCGAGCATTGAGCCTTATAGGGCTAACGCATACCGTCAGGACACACTTAGTGGCGCGTACCTCAACAAAAATAAGCATCTGGACAACCTCATTAAAGATAAAATTGATGCTGGCGAAAAGATCGATTATGATGAAACTTGGTCTTCGATAATCTCAAATGATGGTTCAGTACAACACTTGAAGTACCTTACAGATTACGAGAAAGATGTGTACAAGACTGCAATGGAAATTGATCAGAGATGGGTTATTGAACACGCGGCCACACGCCAAACATTCATTGACCAAGCGCAGTCTCTAAATTTGTTTTTTAGACCAGATGTAAATATTAAATATCTCCACGCGGTACACTTTATGGCATGGAAACAAGGATTGAAAACATTATATTATTGTCGCTCTGAGAAACTAGGTAAAGCCGATAAGGTGTCCAAGAGAATTGAGCGAGATGTAATCAAAGAACTTGATATGTCCGCGCTTGCAAACGATGAGGATTGTTTGGCTTGTGAAGGATGATGATCTCTACTTTTATGAAATTATACATATCAATACCACATGAAAAAAGAATTGCGATTGTTGTTTCTGGTGGTTGGGACAGTGCTTGTTTATGGTACATGGTTAAGAAGATTTGTCTAGAAAGAGGACAAGAATGTACTGCTTATACCGTACCAAAATTAGACGGCGCTGAACATTATGCCAATCTCGTATTAAAATGGGCAAGTGAAAAGTTAGGATATGAATTTGAGCCTACCCGCATAGTAGGGCAGATTACCTCAGAAAATCCTTCAGACTACGTAACGAGTGGCGCACATGAAATTTTTGATAAGGGGTACGCAGATTACCTCTTTAATGGAATGAATGCATACCCACCAGATCAAAGGGATATGATGCCAAAAGGTTATCCTATGCCCAATGATAGGTTTACACCAACAGAACATGAGAAGCAATATGTTTCACATCCTTTTGCCGATTTAACAAAAGACCAAACTATACAACTAGGATTCGACTTAGGCATAGCAGAAGATATTATGCCAATTACCCACAGTTGTACAGAACAGAACAGAGGCAGGTGTAATAATTGTTGGTGGTGTGCAGAGAGAGCATGGGGTTTTAAACGAATTAACAAACAGGATAAAGGAAATGAGTAAAGTTTTAATTAAATCAAGGGATGATTGTCATTATTGTAGTGAAGCAAAGATGTTTTTACAGGGAATGGAAGTCGATTTTGAAGTACAGCACCAACCAACAGGACAAGTACCACAAGTTTATATAGGAGACCATCATGTTGGTGGTTATAATGACCTAGTGGATTTTTCAATGACACAAGAATTTGACAAACTAATTAACGAATAAGGAAAAGATATGTCACCCAAACTAGGACTCCAAGACCCGAGAGAATATTTCAAACCATTTAATTATCCATGGGCATATGACGCATGGTTAAAGCACGAACAGTCGCACTGGCTTCACACTGAAGTTCCTATGTCTGAAGATGTAAAAGATTGGAAAAATAAGTTATCTGACGCAGAGAAAGGATTTCTTACTAATATCTTTAGATTCTTCACGCAAGGAGATATTGATGTAGCAGGTGGTTATGTAGATAACTATCTACCTCATTTCCCACAACCAGAAGTAAGAATGATGCTTATGGGTTTTGCCGCACGTGAGGCACTCCACGTAGCCGCGTACAGTCATTTGATTGAGACATTGGGTATGCCAGAGTCAACTTATAATGAGTTCCTGGAGTATCAAGCTATGGCAGACAAGCACCAGTATTTTGTTGAGTTATCTTCTACAAATGGTGATAAGCAAAGTATCGCTACCAATATTGCGGCATTTAGCGCATTTACTGAGGGTATGCAATTGTTCTCCTCATTCATTATGTTGTTGAACTTTCCGCGACATGGTAAGATGAAAGGTATGGGTCAGATTGTCACGTGGTCAATTGTAGACGAAACCATGCATGCCGAATCAATGATTAAATTGTTTAGATCATATGTAAATGAGAACTTGGAAATCTGGAATGATGTAACAAAAGAAAAGATTTACAGTATAGCAGAAAAAATGGTAGAACTTGAAGATAAGTTTATTGACCTTGCATTTGCTCTAGGTCCTATGGAAGGGCTTACTTCAGAAGAAGTCAAAAAATATATCAGATACATTGCAGATCGTAGATTGATATCTCTTGGCATGAAAGGTATCTTTAAAGTCAAAAAGAACCCATTGTTGTGGGTAGAAGAAATGATCAACGCACCTACTCATACAAATTTCTTTGAGAACCGTGCTACTGACTATGCTCGGGGTGCTTTGGATGGTGACTGGTCTGACGTATGGGCGGCATAAATGGGAGACAGCAAGCTAAAATATCTGTGGAAATTATGGGCTATGTCTCTTGGTGAGAAAGCATCAGATGACAGTAAAGACGCAGACCGTGTTGCAATCATTCGTAGCATTGTAGTCTTAGTAAATTTCATTACTTGTTTCTTTATCATTGCAGGAAATATACATAATTGGTAGTATACATATGAATAGAAAATACATTGATTATTTCCATTGCATAGCAGAAGAAACAGCAAGACTGTCTACTGCTAAAAAACTAAAAGTCGGGTGTGTTATCGTAAAAGATACACGCATTTTATCTATAGGCTACAATGGTACTCCTTCTGGTTGGGACAACGACTGTGAAGTAAACGGAAAGACCAAGCCAGAAGTACTCCATGCAGAAGCAAATGCATTGATGAAACTGGCAAAGTCAACTGAGAGTTCGGAAGATGCGGTTCTGTTCATAACGCATTTTCCTTGTATTGAGTGTGCCAAACTGATTTATCAGGCAGGCATATCTAAAGTATATTATGGACAATTCTATGAAGCATCGAAAGGAGCTGGTGATTCATTTTTAAAAAAGGCAGGTATAGAATTATATGCAAAAACCTAAAACAATAGAGTGTATGTCTTGTGAGGCAGTATACCAGATAAAACATGATATGTCTGAGACACATTACTTACCACAGTACTGTGCATTTTGTGGTGAACCTATTGAAGAAGAAGATAGTTTACCTGTAGAAGATGAATTCGATGAATTCGATGATAACTCAATTGATCTAGAACAAGAATGGTAGGAGAAATACCAATGAATAAGATTTTAATGTACGCAACTTTTTTTATTGTAGGACTATGGACAGGTGCCGCTCACGGTACACCCGATGCAGAAATCTATGATTTCCCAATCACAAGAGTTATTGATGGTGACACGGTAGCATTTGAAGCATCATTTCTACCAGCACCTTTGAAACAAGAATTGTCTATCCGAGTTTATGGTGTTGACACACCAGAAAAGTCTTGGCGTGGTTCGTGTGACTATGAGAAAGATTTGGGTGAGCAAGCATCTAAATTTACTGAACAGATGTTATTTCACGGTGAAAAAGATATCAAGGTAATGATCATGAAGTGGGACAAGTTTGGTGGTCGTGTTCTTGGTGATGTAATTGTTGATGGGGTATCCCTCAGAGATGCACTTTTAGCAAACGGTTATGCCAGAGAGTATTTTGGCGACAAAAAGGAAAGCTGGTGTGAGTAAAGGTAGTAAACAGAGACCCACCAATAAAGAAGCATTCGATAAAAATTATGATGCTATCTTTAATAAAGAAAAAGATAAGAAATCATTCAAGCACATACAACAAGATTCTACGGAACTCAATGGTGACGGCAACAGAGAGCGTGGTAGATACGGTGAGGACCTGTCTGTAGATGAATAGACTGTTTGCTTTTGGCTGTAGCTTTACGAACTATTACTGGCAAACTTGGGTTGATTCTATTGCAGATCAATTCAATGAAGTTCAGAATTGGGGTATGACAGGCGGTGGTAACCAGTCTATATCAATAAGACTTACCCAGTGTCATAAGTCTCACAATATTACCAAAGACGATACAGTTCTTATTATGTGGACAAATGTCGCAAGAGAAGATAGATGGTCAACTATCGGTTGGGAAAATGCTGGTAATAGAAGAACCAACCCAGATGATTTACAATGGTATGCTTTAAGAGACTATACAACGATAGCAAATACGGTATGGTTGTTGAATCATATAGGATGTAAGTACGAAATGTACAGTATGATACCAATAACAGAAAGATACGACCAGTATGATTCTGGACCTAATAATATATTTGAAAAAGCCAAAACTATAGCAGATATTTATGGAAATGAGTTAGAAAGAATTAAACCAAGTGTAATGGATGTTTTATATAATGGTCGATGGCCAGATCCTTCTGGCAAGAACGGCACAAGAGATATGCATCCTTTACCAAGTGAACATTTAAAATATATGGACCTCGTGTCATCATATACACCAACTGAAGATGCAAGAAAAAGAGCATACGAACAAGATACGTGGATCAGAAACAAAATAAAAAGTTTTGGTAAAAGTGATAAGATGTTATTAAGAGAAGAACTGACTGAAATCAGGAAAATCATACAGCCCTCTCATAAAAAAATTCGCTCTGGTTTACAATTTTATGATTTAATATCTTATGAATGAGAACGAATTAGAAGAGTGGGTAAATAAACACCCCGCAAAAGCAAATGCTGTATTGCCTACCTGTATAGTTTTGGGTGCAGTTACCATGCAAGCATTTCTAATATTTTTGATTGACTGGTGGATATACATACACTCATTTTAATCATATAAATAATAGTATCGTTAATTATTATGGTGCTATTATGGCTGTGAAGAAAAAGAAACGTAAGGCAAAAGAACCCAAAGTACACCGTGTGTACTGTACCTATTTTCCAGATGGCAAATACTACATTGGGTACTCTTGTAAGTCTGAAAAACTTTATGAAAAGTATTTTGGTAGTTCTAAGTATGTTACCGAGTACGAAGGTGATCTAAAGAAAGAGACTCTAGCGATATATACGCAAAAGTCTTATGCTAAAATGCAAGAATTTTTATTGCAATGGCAACAGCGAGAAGACCCCAATTGTCTAAACGATATGTTGAATATCAGATTGCGAAGGAGTCACCTCTCAGATTTTAAACCAATTAAGTGGAAACCATAAATGGCATTCTTACTATTACTAATTGCATCCGCACTAGCAGTATCAGCCGTAGCAGGTTGGTTCTCAATTGTAGGTCTTATGGCAATCTTTCCAACAGCCGCATTTTCTATCATGGTTATGGGTATCGTATTAGAAATAGCAAAATTGGTCACAGCATCTTGGTTGTATAGAAACTGGCAAAAAGCCCGTTTCATCATGAAGACTTATTTTACAGCCGCTGTAATAATTTTATCAATCATTACGTCTATGGGTATCTTTGGATATCTTTCCAAAGCACATATAGAACAAACAGTATTAACAGGAGGTGGCAATGCACTACAAATCACCAATTTGGAAAGAAAGATCACGGTTGAAGAGAATAAGATCACTACTGCACAACGACAGACCGATCAACTCAACACAACCGTTGAAACTCTCATTGAGTATGACAGGATACGGGGTAGGTCGGGCGCGACCGCTGTACGTAAGTCTCAGGAAGAGGAAAGAAAGGCTCTCAGCTTGGCAATCGACACCGCGGTGTCTAAAATTGAATCGTTTCAAGAAACGTTACTTCCGCTCAAGGCAGATAGGATTGGACTAGAAGCAGAAGTTGGTCCATTAAAATATATTGCAGAGTTGATATATGGTGAGTCCAGTACAGAGGTACTTGACAAAGCGGTACGATTTGTTATCATTATGCTTGTATTTGTATTTGACCCTCTTGCTATACTGCTGGTCATAGCCGCCAACATGAACTTTATGGAACGTAGAGGCGAAAGTATCACGTTTATAGGCGAGGAAGACTTAGAGAAGCCACAAGTAGATTTTGGTATAGCACCAGAACCAGAACCACAGCCAGTCAAAGATTCACCAAACGTTACAGAAGATGAAGTTGAACAGTTTAAAAGACTTGATCGCGGACTACGTAAGAAAATGGAATGGATAATTGATAGCAAAGATGAGCAATAAGTACTGTTACGGTGCCAATACACAACACCTGTGTAATTTAAATCAACCCTTTTATATACCAGACGGCTCTAATAGTAACTGGACTGGTGACCCCATAAACTATACCACAAACTCATGGGGTTTCAGATCAGAAGAGTTTTATGGCGAAGACAGAAATTCTATAATATTTTTAGGGTGTAGCCATACATTCGGAATAGGATTACCAGTACATAATATTTGGTGTCATCTAGTAGCAGAAGAGATGGGTTTACCATACTACAATTTAGCAGTTGGTGCAGGTAGTCTAGATTCTGCATTCAGAGTATTAGATGAGTGGCTGCCAGTTATGAAGTCTAAGCACGTTTTCTTACAGATTCCAAATAACAGAAGAGAGATCATTGATCCTAATGGAAATAGCATCAATGTATTGCCAACTAAATCTAGCAAATGGGACATATTGTTACTCAATGATTATGAGATAAACAGAACTAAAAATTTACTGGCAATGAGACAAATTTGCAGTACTTATGGTAGTAAGTTTACTTGTTTAGATTCTGAAAATTTCTTTGATGGAGGTCCTATACCACACGAAAAAGCAAGAGATGGTTTACACTATGGTCCTTCACAGCACCGACATTTTGCAAAAATAATACTTGACATTTGATTTTAAACCATATATAATAAGGATTATGAATATGAAAGTTGGCTTTACTTGCTCGGCGTTTGACCTGCTTCATGCAGGGCACGTACAAATGTTGCGAGATGCAAAAGAACAATGTGATTTTCTGATCTGTGGATTACAGGTAAATCCTACCTACGACAGACCAGAGAAGAATAGCCCAATCCAATCCATAGTGGAGAGGTATACTCAATTGAAGGCTATTCGCTATGTGGATGAAATAATTCCGTATAGTAGTGAAAAAGACCTAGAAGACATATTATCCATGTACTCATTGGATGTGCGAATTCTAGGGGAAGAGTATAAAGAGAAGGACTTTACAGGGAAAGATATTTGCAAAGCGCGAGACATCGCCCTGTATTTTAATAAGCGGGATCACCGCTTTTCAACCAGCGACTTACGTAGTCGCGTATGTATCGGATAGGAGATATTATGACAAAAGAAACTTATATTAGCCAGTTGCAATCTGGCACCAAAAAGATCACATTCACGAAAGTGGATGGAAGTGAGCGAGTGATGAATGCGACACTTGACCCTGCCGTGCTTAACAAAGTATACGGAGAGCAAGTATCTGCCACGCAGAGAAACGCATCAACTTTGACCGTTTTCGATACGGACAAGAAAGACTGGAGAGCCATGAGGCTTGACAGCATCAAATCTTTTGAATAAAAGAGGTTGACATTTGGTAGGATTCCTGTTAATATATAATATTACAATATACAAACAGGAGTCCTATCATGGCAAAAGCAAAACCAAAGATCAAATACGAAGAGTTTCGTAAAGAACCAAAAAAAATACGTAAGAAACGTAAGCCGATGACCGAAGAGCAGAAAGCCGCGGCATCTGCTAGACTTGCTAAAGCTAGAGAAGCAAGAGCAAAGAAAAACCCTCCAAAGAATACTGGTATTCACCCAGATGTATTAGCAAAGCCCGATGATGATCCTTTGTCACTTGTAAAAGTGCGAGAGTGGATTAAGTCCAACAAAGAGAAGTTGCAGGGTGCCAAACAAGAAGAGCGAAGTGGTGCCAAAGGTGGCATTGCAAAAGTTGCATCTCTTGAAGGGTACATCCGGTCTATGGAACAATATATTCGTAGTAGTGTATGGAACGATATGTTCTACGGTGAACACCGTTCGATGAGGATTAAACAATCATGTCTCGCAATGGCATACAACCCAGATGGTACACCAAAAAGAACTAAGGGTATATTCTATCCAGATATTGGTGTGACATGGCAGGGTGAAGATGCTTATGCTGAACACATGGCAAGACTCGAGGAGGAATTAGTATGATTGTTGTAGACTATTCCCAAACTGCAATCAGTAACTTTATGGCTGAGATCAATCACCGTAAAGACTCATCCATTGAGGTAAATGTACCTCTCATTCGACATATGATTCTCAATACCCTACGCTCTTATAGAGCCAAGTTTGGTGAAGAGTATGGTGAACTTGTAATCGCCTGTGACAATAGGCACTACTGGCGCAGAGAAATCTTTCCGCAGTACAAAGCTGGTCGTAAGAAAGGTAGAGATGCAAGTGGACTAGATTGGAACTCTATCTTTGAAGCACTCAATGCAGTGCGAGATGAGATTGATGAATTCATGCCTTACCCTGTAATCAATGTACATGGTGCAGAGGCAGATGATGTGATTGGTGCTCTGGCTACTTATAGTCAGACTAATGACCTAACTGAACATCCTCTGTTTCAAGAACCACAGCCATTTATGATTATATCTGGTGACCATGACTTCAACCAATTACAAAAGTATAGCAATGTATCACAATACTCACCTGGTAAGAAGCGACTGATCAAAATTACTGAACCCGCTGACCATGTTATAATGGAACACATCATTACAGGTGACAAGGGTGATGGTGTGCCTAACATACTGAGCGATGATGACTGTTTTGTAGAAGGCAAGCGACAGCGACCTATTCGTAAAACTCTATTAGCAGAGTGGAAAGCAAAACCACCTGAAGAGTGGATTACGGGTGATATGGCACATGGGTATACCAGAAACAAAGCACTGGTCGATCTCTCCATGACTCCTACAGCTATCTGTGAAGAGATAGTTGACAGTTACGAGTCACAACTTGGACAGGGTCGTGGTGATATGTTTAACTATTTTGTCAAATACCAATTAACCGGCATGATGAATGTCATACAGGACTTTTAGTATGGATCTTTTTCAGTTTGCTATGTACATTATATTTGGTACACTATTCGTAGTCTGGTGGATAATTGGCTATGAGGATGACTAAATAGTATTGTTAATATAAAATAGTGGAGTTGATATGAAGAAGTTTAGACAAGTTGACGAAGGTTTGACATGGGTACTTGAAGCAAAGTCCGTTGATGATCAAGTCGGTAGATTAAAAGATTGGGCTAGCACAACACAGTGCCTTGTACCAGTTGTTAGAATTGGTGTAGGAGCAGAAAAACCAGATTTCGGTATACCAGAAGGTATGCCAGACACCGTAAAAATCAAAGACGATATTCCAGAAGGTATGGGTAATACTACCATTAATCTTGAGTGGCGTAGAATTTCTGGTTTCATAAACCCAGACGCACCAATTCACAACATTAGCCAAGCAAGGCGTGAAAGCGTATGGGTACAGATACTAGAAGGATTACATCATGCAGAAGCTAAGGTGCTTACTGCGGTAAAAGATGGTAAACTTCTAGACATCTATCCAAAACTGGAAAAGATGTTACCTACATTGGGTATTACGGAATACAATAAACCCAAAGCAAAACGCAAACCTAAAGCAAAAAAGGAGAAGTAATGAAGACTGAGATGGTTAAAGCCGCACAGGCTTATTTTGAAGGAGCAAAACAAAAGCACGTTTTAAATGCGCTTTTAATTTTAGAAAAACCAGCCGCGGTTGCAGAACATCCAGACATTATGGCTACACTTGAAACGGAATTAGGTCAAGTAGCACATTATAGTGATCTTCTCAGTGCGTTACAGGAAGTTGGTCCAAGGAATGTACAGATGACTTTACAGGAACAAAATATGGATGGTGTATCTGGTGGGTTAGGTACG